CGGAGTGTGGAAGGAAACTGTATCCCCTGATGTGGAGATTTCTTTAGATAACTCTACAATGCCACATAAGTTGTCAAAGCTTATTAGTGGTAACTTTCAGTTTGATGCTGTTACTTATGCTAATAGAAAAGTAGGGGATGATGACACTAACCCTTTCCCATCATTTGTGGGATTTAAGTTAGCTGACATCTTCTTTCACAAGAACAGACTAGGACTACTAGCTGACGAGAATGTTATCTTTGGTAGTGCAGGTGAGTTTCTTGAGTTTGATTTCTTCCGTAAGTCTACGCTAACCATTATTGATAGTGACCCCATTGATGTGGCAGTGTCCTCTAATAAGGTTAGTATTCTTAAACACGCTGTACCATTCAGTGAGTCCCTCCTACTCTTCTCAGACCTAACACAGTTTAAGGTAACAGGTGATCCTGTACTTACCCCTGAGACTGTTGACGTAGCTAACACTACAGAGTTTGAGACTAGTCTTAGAGCTAAACCAGCAGCAGCAGGTAAGTATGTTTACTTTGCCTCTAAACGTGGTGCTTGGTCTAGTATGTGGGAGTACTTTGTAGATACTGATACCGATGTAAATGATGCTAATGAAACATCCTCTCACATCCCTGAGTATCTTAATGGTGAGATTATTAATATCCAAGCCTCATCCAATGAAGACATGATCCTACTACAAACCAGTAACGATCCTACAGCTATCTATGTGTATAGATACTACTGGTCTGGTAGAGAAAAGCTACAGGCTTCATGGTCACGTTGGGTATTTAGTGGTGATGTTGTTAGTATGTCCTTTAATCGTGCTGATGTTTATATCCTAATTAAACGTGGTACAAACCTATTCCTTGAGCGTATTAACCTGTCAGTAGACGAAGCTACTATTTATACTACAGGAAACTTTTCTATTCACTTAGATAGAAGGGTTACTCTAGAAACTGGTGGACTTACCTCTGTTCCTTATACAGATACCAATATAACTTATATTGACCAGACAGGTAAGGTAATTACAGTTGGAGATGTAGCAGCTAAATTAGCTAACTCTGAGAAAGTGTTTGCTGGTATTCCGTTTACGTTTAAGTACCAGTTCTCAGAGCCAGTACTAAAGCAGGAGAACAAGGCTATTACCACAGGACAACTACACTTAAGAAACTATGCTGTTGTTTATAATAACACAGGGTTCTTTAAGATTGTCCTAAGACCTCTAAAGCGTCAGGTGTATACACGTACCTTTACAGGCCGTGTGGTGGGTAGTGGTGCTAATATTCTTGGTGCTGCTGCTATTGAGTCTGGTACATATCGCTTTGGTGTAATGGGTCATGCTAGTGAAACATCAGTAACAATCGAAAGTGATAATCACTTACCATGTGTATTCCAATCAGCAGAATGGGAGGGCTTCTTTGTCCTTCGTTCTAGGAGAATGTAATGAAAGTCCAAGTGAGAGCAAGTACTCAGTCTGATGTAGACCATCTGGCTACAAACTTAAGACCAGAGGATACTGAAGAAGTGCTTGCCTCACATGGCGATGTTAAGGAAGCCTTACAGCAAGGACTAGATGAGTCAGAAGAGTGCTGGACTATTGTTGTAGAAGAAACAGGTGAGCTTGCTGGTATCTATGGGCTTGTAGGATTAGATAATTCTATAGGCATACCATGGCTACTTACAGCACCACCAATAACAAAGGTCTGGATGCCCTTCCTTCGTGGTTCTCGTAAATGGGTAGAAGAAGCAAACAATAAATATCCAATCCTAACTAATGCCTGTGACGCTGACTACGCTGTTGCTATTAACTGGTTAAAGTTTGTAGGATTTACGTTTATTAAAAGGCATGAAACTTGGGGTGTAGGAAACAAACCCTTTTTAGAATTTGTGAGGATACAAGATGTGTGACCCAGTTACTATGGCTGTGTTGACAGTTGCTCAAGGGGTTTCTGAATATCAACAAGGAGTGGCTCAGGCTCAGTCTGACCAAGCTAGATTTGATGCTAACAGACTAGCAGCTAACGATGCACGAGATTTAAAGATACAGTCCCTTAATCAGAGGGCTATTCAAGAGAATGAAGCAGCCGCTGAAGAGAAGATGCGGCTAGGTATCCAAGCCCTAGAGGGCGAGGGTGCAGCCTTAGTAGCAGCAGGTGAGTCTGGTGTTAGTGGTTCTTCAGTAGACTTACTACTACAGGACTATACAGCACAGAAGCTCCGTGGTATTACTACCATTAATAGAAACCTAGAGAATGTAGAGAAACAGATTGAGCTTGAAAAGCGTGGTGCATCTGCGGAAGCACTAAACAGAACTAACTCTCTACAACAGGGTGTCATGCCAAACTTCCTAGCTGCGGCTGTAGGAACTGCGGCTAGTGCTACTGCTGCTTATAATGCGGCTGATGTAAAACAACCTAGTAAATACAAGTCTACTTTTGGTGATGAAATAGGTTCACAAAACTATACCTATGGTTATAGTGATTCAGTGGGTCAGGGTGGAGGACAATAATGGCTAGAAAACCAGTAGAACGGCTGCGGCCTTCTGCAAGACTACAAGCTGTGGCTCGTCCAGTAGAGACATATGTACGTCCTGCTGCACAACCAGAAGCTACAACAGGCTTGGGTGAGTTTATCTCCGCTATTGCACCAGCAGCTAAGACTTTAGCTCAGATAGAAAAAGAAAAACAACTAAAGCTTCAGCGGGAAGCTGAAAGAGGTATAGCTGCGGCACGTGCCTTTGACGCTCGTTTAGGTGCTGGTAAAGCATTAAGAGCAGCCTACGAGGATTTTAACGATCCTGCAAATCAAGAAGCTTACCTTAACATGACCGATGAGCAGGTCAGAGATAAACGTGCTGAGATTATGCAGCCATTCTTTGACAAAGTTCAACAGTCTGGTGATGATAAACTTGCGTTAGCTTTCCAGCAGGATATTGAAGTAGGTAACTTAGACTTTTTCACAAAGTCTTATGATCCTTTAAAAAGTAAGTTTGATTTAAATAACTCTCTTAACGAAGTCTTTACAGAAGTGTTGGCTGTTCAAGACAACCCTATGTTAGATGACAGCCTTAAAGATAAAGCTACAGACAATCTTTTGAAAACCTATCAGGCTGCAACAGGTACTCCGTGGAACGCTATTAATGAGTATGCTGTTAAGACTACAGCCAATCGCGTTTCTCAGGATGGACGTACTTCTCTTTATAGATGGTTGAAGAAAGAAGGACAATTAGGAGTTTCAAAGTATCAGGATACAGTCCGTACTATTGACACTCGCCTAGCCTCTTATGATAATGAACGCTTAAAGTTGGGTAAGGATGAGTTCTTTAGTACAACAGTTCGTAACCAAGTTCTAGGGTATCTACAGAGTCAAGACGCTATGTCTTTAGGAGGTAGTGTTACTTTTAAGGATGGTACTAGTCGTGCTGTTAAAGATGAAGACCTTATTGCAGGTATTCAAGCTGTAGCTAGTCAATTAGGAATGACAGAGAGCGAAGCTATTAACCAGCTTTACCGTCCTCTAAATATAGTACCTACTGAAGATGCTAACGCTATCATGTCAGGTAAGTCTTTACTATCCTTTGGTGATACTACAGATGAAAATGTTATGCTTATGTCTAAAGCTTACATAGCATTTAAGAAACTGGATGGATACAAATTTACTATTAAAGATGCTCTAATGAGTTCTGATGAAAAGAAACTTATGAGAGCTATGGACTATCTACTTGAGAAGAAGGGTGTTGGTCCAGATGGTCCAGCTATAGGAGCAGTACGAGAAGCACTAGAGATGGTTCGTACTATTGACCTTAGCACTCCTGTTCGTAAGGCAAGCACTACTGAAATTCAGAACGCTTTGGATCAGGGTATTACTGATATTAGTGATTTTGATGAAGTTAAAAATACTAATGTTATGCTACCCTATATTCAGGATGGCGTAGACTTATATATGCAAATGGGTATCCCTCTTATTGAGGCTACTAAACAGGCAGTAAAGGATGCTCGTAAAGACTTTATTGTTGTAGAAAGTAGTACAGGAACTAAACACGCTTTACCTATCCTTAATACAGCTATAGATCGTAAGGGTAATGAGGTAGCGCAGTTACAGTCTTACATTAACGAGGAAGCTCAAAGACCTAGCACAGTTGAAGCTATTGCTGCTCGTGGTGGTACAGGTGTTGTATTACAACGTACCACAAACCCTAAGATGTTTAACGTAGCTGTTGTAGATGAGAACGGTCTCCCTGTAGGTAGCTTAGGTGACATACCTATGGACGTTGCCTTAGACCCTAAAACAGTTAAGACTATGATAGCTGAACGAATAGCACGTACAGTAGAAAATGACGTATATGTATCAGGTCAGATGGGTGTTATTCTAGAGCCTATAGAAATGTTTGACACTGATACTACTGTAGCAGCTAAAACACCTACTTTAGAAAGTATGGATGTACAGACCATTCCTATTGTTACTCAACTACCAGAAAGTTTTGATATAAAGACTGGTAGAGAGATACAAGATGAGGGTGTAAATACTGGTTTGTACTTGTATGAAGGTACTCTTCCAGATGGTAGTACTACGTTCTATAGATCATATCAGAAGCCTGAAAAGGCATTACCACCAGAAGCAAAGGTTACTATTCCTTCTGCATTAGAAGATATGGCAGCAAGAGAAGCACAGGAAGCAGATGAAATTGCTCCTGCTGCGCCAATAGAAAAACCTTTCCTAGAGAGCTTACGTGAAGATGTAAACGATATTAGGTCAGTCCTACAGAAAACTTTTGGTTATGAGAAGATTGATGCAGATGGCATTATGTCTGAAACAATAGACAAGATGATACCTGTAATCTCCGACTCAGCAGGTGGAGTAGGTGAGTTCTTTGATGAAGCCTACAAGAATACTAAGATGAAGCTAACTAATAACAAAGCTATCATTAAAGCTAGAGAAATTCTTGATGACTTCCCAGAACTAATTAGTGAACTTCAACTAGATGTACGAGGTTTGTTTGCTCGTGGTAAAGCCAATCGTGGCATCACAGTAAAAGAACAGGCTACTATTGCAAGGAGTATTATTGCTGTGAACGAGGCATCTGAAAAGCAGTACGACATAGAAACCAAGCCACAGCTTGATGAGGTCTTGGGTATTGCTGCACAAGCTAAGAATACTACACCAGATGTAATTCTTAACACTATCATTAAACCTATAGCCTTCCACGAATCAGATGGAACTCTTGATCCTAACCTGAAACAATATGGTGATGGCCCTGCTCGTGGTCTTATGCAGTACGAACCAGATAGATTTAAAACATCTATCAATCGTGCTGTTAATTACTATAATAAGCTTGGTCAAGAAACACCAGCATGGATTACTGAGATTGATGTGAGTGGTGATAATAAAGCTATTCAGAAAGAGATTACATCACTGTCAGGTAATCAACAGATGGCACTGGCTGTGCTTGATTTGTTGGAACATCCACAAGCTAACATTGGCATGGTCACATCAGGTCAGCAGTCTATTGAAGACTTCTGGGCTAACTATTGGTGGGCTGGTAATGCAAGTGATAGGAAATCCAGAATTAAATCTTTCCGTAAAAGTTACGAAAAGTATCAACAGGAGTAAATGAATGGCTGACGAACTCTCTCAAGAAGCTGCTAGAGCCTTCGGAGTAACAGAAGTACAACCTGT